ATCAAAGAAAATTTCAATCCCGAAGAAGCCTATGAATTAGAGCGTAGACTTATTAATAGCATCAAAGGCGGCGATGCCAGCAAGTTTACTCGCAGTATTCGTCGACTACGAGACAGTAAAGAAACCGCTCGAGGTCTTAAGATCATCGAAGGTGATCTAAAAGACGACGAATAATACCCATTATAAGCATTTTTTTCCAAAAGGCATAAATATCTTTACATAAAAAACATTCCGGAGCGGAATGGACATAAATGATTAAAGGAGATATATTATGTCAGCAGGTATTTCAAGAGTTCACGGTTATGTCGTTGCACCAAGTCAACGTCCATCAACACTAAGTTTCTTCAACCTACAAGTTAGCGGAAACTTAACAACAAGCGACGCTACAACAGCCAACGGTGCGTTAGATCAAATCTTCCGTACAGCTTTGGACAGCTTTGCTACTGTTGGTTTAATCGGTACACCAACATATAACGGTACTACAGCAACCTATGTTAACTTTGCCATTGAAGACACAGGCGTTCTAAGTAGCGTAGCTGGTCAAACAGCTCCAAGCGGTCTAGGCCTAGGTTCTGTTGAAGGCACTACTGCTAGTACTGTAACAGCAGCTTTAACCGCTGCTGTTCAAGCACTAGGTACAGTTAACGGCTTCAACTTGTCTACAGCAACAGTATTCGCTGGTGTTGTTGCTACAACTAGCCCAACACTATAATCTAAACATTAGATTAAAAATAAAGGGAGTTTTTAACTCCCTTTTTTACGACTATAAATATATTATATAGGTAGTTTATGGACAGAATAGAAATACATACATTAGTTGATATTACCAACACGCAGGTCAATCGACCTAATCAAGGAAGTCAGCTGGAGTATGACCAAAATAGAAATTTTATTACACTAAGACAATGTGTGGAGTTGCGTAGTATTGTGTCCTACGATAATAAACCACAGTATGAAGAATGTGAAATAGATGGACTGGGATTTGGTAGCAGCTATAAAGGAAAACACCGTGTATGGTCTTTTGTGTTTAGTCCTGATCGTTCTTTTGTATATTTAGACAACGGTGATCCTATAGGTGGGCTAATAGAAGACATAGACGGTGTTCCGATCATTGTAAATTTAACAGAAACTATAAATATAGCGAAGGCAATTTTCGATTGTAAGAACGTTGCTACTAAAAACACAATCATCAAGGCTCATTTAGGCACAACTTAAGGCAATCCGTACTACACCAACTGAAGGAGTGAATAAAATGGCCAATGGTCAAATAATTGATATAGAAAAAACAAATTTAGAAGCGCATGTAGACTTATGTGCTCAACGTTATGACAATCTTGACAAGCGATTAACTTCTATTGAAGGAAAGTTTGGCGATCTTAAAAAACTAATCGAAGACGGCCACAACAGCATGGCCAAAGTTATCATTGGTACCGCCGGCACTATCATTACTGGTATTATCGGTGTTCTTGTCATGATATTACAAAAGCATTAATATGAAAATCAGAGAATTAGTTGAACAAACATTACCTCAGGCTACCAATACCACTCCTGGTAATGTTGTAGGACCTGTACCAGCCGGCGGCAAACCCAGTGGTGATAGCCCTATTCCTAATACAGAACCAAAACCCAATACTTCTAATACTCCAAAGACAACTCAACCTACTGGTTTTGCCCCAAGTACTAAAGCACCCAGTGCTCCTACCACAGTTCCTCCACAACCTCAGCAACAAGTGGGACAGGCTACAAGTCAACCTATTCAACCACAGTCTACTCAACCAGAAGCCGAAGATGCTGAAACCCAACAACCTGGTCAACAGCCAGCAACAGTTCAAGATTTACAAACACAAATGGGTAACTTAATGGCCAAGTTACGCCAAATACAAGGCCAGGAACCTCCTCCAGAAACATTAAATCCACAACCGGGAGTATCGGGATGAAAATCCATCAACTCCTATCAGGCATAAGTTTACCTGTAACCAATGAAGAACAACACTTCATTGAACATCATGACAACGGCATTAAAATCAGTAGTCTTGATGAGCACGATCACTGGCTTGCTCAAAGTCTTGTTCGTAAGGGTGTATATACTATAAGTAAAGATAACAATACTTTAGTTAAAAACATCAATGAAAACAATACCTGAAGAACTTTACAAACGAATACAAAAAATCAGCGAAGAAGTCAAACAAGATCTTCGTCGCAAAGGTCTTGTAGTTCCTGTCAAACAGGATGACGGTTCTATAACAGTGGGAACATATACTATTGTAAAAGATCCTAATGGGTATACAATATTAGACTTCTGTGACGAAGAAGTAGTAACAGGCATTAACTTGCCACAAACTGCCATTATTGTTGCTAATAAACTAGCCCTTGGATATTACAAAGATACTAAGTTATTAGAAGAAGATAAACGTTACGGATTTGCTGAGTTTGAAGAGAAACTATACAAACGTGCCATGTTGAATAAAAGTATCGAGAAATTTGATATTTTTTTATCCAAGCACAGCATAGCACACTACAAAAAACAAGAGCATAAAAAGACCATCATTAATAGTTTCGAGAAACTTATCAAACTGGTATAAATAACATTAACCAATTTTCTGGAACTCAATATGAAAACTACCGATTTTAACAAACCTGTCACAAGCACTTTATTAGAAACTAATCTAGAAAAGCAGTTTGGTTCCAAGGTTAATTTAAACAAGTACAATCGCGAACAGTTGGAAGACTTTCGTAATAAGTTGCGTACCCGTATTTTTCAACAAGAAGGATCAGCAAAGATCAATGATTTGTTGACCAATGAGACTTACCAAAAAGACAAAGCAATGTTAGAATTGCTAAACACAAGGATTAAAGAAATGCTAGGCGAACAAATGAAACAACTACGCGACAAGATCGACCAACTTAACGAAAACAAAAAAGATGTTAAGACCACAAAGAAGCCAAAGGGTGCTAAACCAGACTTCCTAGATCTAGACAAAGATGGCAACAAAACAGAGCCAATGAAAAGTGCTGCTAAGAGTGCTAAAGTAAAAGAAACTATCAAGAAAGATAAAAAAGAATTAGAAGGTAATGCCTTTGGCAAAGCAGTTCGTGATGCTAAAAAAGATGGTGTTCAACCTGGCGAAAAAATCAAAGTCGGTGGTAAAGAATATGATGTCAAAGAAAACTTTGACGGTGATCGTAATGCTGATCAAGATACTCCTAGCCGCTTCAACAAGAAGAAAACATCTACTGGTACAGTACACACTAAAAAGTCAAAAGAGTTTGATAAAGACTCCAGCGATAGCGGTAAAAAAGATACTAGCCACCTACAAGGTATGTTAGGCGGTGCTCCTAAAGCTGCGGTCAAAGGCCGTGTACACAAGATGAAGGAAGGCATGAAGCATCCTAAGGACTGTGATTGCAAAGAGTGCATGGGTACATTTGAAGGTAAAGACGAAGGCAAACCAGGTAAGAACTTTGCCAAGATTGCTAAGTCAGCAGGCAAGCGTTATGGCAGCAAGGCAGCAGGTGAACGTGTAGCCGGTGCTGTTCGTGCTAAACTAGCCAAGCAAGGTAAGTTAGAAGAAAGCCAATATAAACACAATGTTCGTTTTGTAAATGAAAGTCTTGCTTTCTTGTTAATGGAAGACGAAGAAGCCAAAGCCAAGACAATCACAGCCGCTGGCGACATTGTTAACGATTATACAAGTTGGATGCAACGTGTTGGTCAATACCAAACCAAGGCTATCATTGAACTAGCTGATAGTATTCGTGCCGACTTTGGTCAAGCAGAAGCCGAAGCATTTAAACAAACAGTTGCTCCAGCTCTAAGTGCTACACTAGAAACATTGACACAACAACGTGAAGCTATCAGCAATGCTGTTGCTGCTCTAGCTGGCGGCGCTGCTCCTGCAGAACCAATGGGTACTGATCCAATGGATACAGGAATGGAACCAGGTGTTGATATGAGCGCCCCAGATGATATGAATCCAGAACCAGCAGGTGACGAGTTTGGTGCAAGTGATGCAGCCGTTGGCGGTGATGTAACTGCCGGACGTGAAATGCGCGAAAGCCGTGAAGTTCGTCGTGCTCGAAAACTACAAGAAGCACATAGCATTATTGCTCGACTAGCAAAATGAGATTGTTTGAAGTAGATCAAGGATCTGCTAGAGAAGTTCTAGCAGTTCTTCAAGGCCTTGCTAATATGGATGGACAAACTAGTGAAATCCCATTCAAGGCTGTTCTAAATATCATTCGTCCATTTGCTTTGGGTATTGCTACTCCCGATGGTCTAATTGCTTTAAAAAATAATATTGATCCGCAAGGTGATGTTATTCAGGATATCAAAGATGACGGTACTGTTATCTTAAAAACAACTACTCAGGATCCCAATGCTGAGCCCCAAGATACTGCTGCCCCAAAAGCAGGTAACGGTGGCCCTAGTATAGACAGTATGGCTGCTCATAACGCCAAAACGGCATTTAAATAATTGTATTAATAGGTCATATGTGTTATAATTAACAATATGACTTTAACTTTTACTCCCCCTCCATTCGTAGAACGATTCCAATATAAAAACTGTAAGCAGGTTAATGATCCTGTTACAAAAAAACGTGTCTACCAAACTCCAGACGGAGAATCTTTACCCAGTGTAACAACCATTCTTAGTGCCATGAAAGACATGACACATTTGAATGAATGGAAAAAACGGGTGGGCGAAGCCAACGCCGCACAGATTACCAAAGAAGCCAGTGGTGTTGGTACTGCTATGCATGCCAACTTGGAACGTTTTATTGTAGGTGAACAACGCCAACCCGGAAATAACCCTGTACATGTACAAGCCAATAAAATGGCTGATGTTATTATTGAAAATGGTCTAAGCAAAATGGACGAAATTTGGGCCATGGAACAAAGCCTATACTTCCCGGGACTATATAGCGGAACTACTGACCTAGTGGGCGTATATCAAGGCAAGCCCGCAGTTTGCGATTATAAACAAACCAATAAGCCTAAGAAAGAAGAATGGGTTGAAGATTATTACCTACAACTCATGGCCTATATTCTAGCACACAACGAAGTATATGGAACAGATATCCGTGAAGGACATATCTTTATGTGCTCTAGGGATTTTCAATATCAACAGTTTACATTGAAACCTGAAGATTTTAATAAATGGCAAGATGCTTGGTTAAAGAAAGTCGAAGAGTACTACACCATAGGTCTACAGGGCTACCGACAGTTGCTCACACAGTAAGCATAAATATCCTTATACAGAGGATATTTAGATGCCGATTATTGAAATTGCCAAAATACAAGTTAGACGCGGCACCGAATTAGGTGCCAACAATGGTGTGCCGCAACTAGCACCAGGTGAGTTTGCTTGGGCTGTAGATACACAAAACTTATACATTGGTAAGAGACAATATGAAGATGGTGTCTTTACTGGGGCTAGTGATGATAGTAACACACGTATTCTGACAGAAAAGGATTTAAATTCTATTCTGACAATGGCATCTCAGAATTTAACAATCACTAATCTAAATACAAGTTCTTATAGATTTAAAGGTAATTTAGGCGCTGATAACTTAACCTACGGGATTGCGACCAATAACGGCAAGGCCCAAACACTGGCAACTACATCTAGTTATGGTGTTTATACTAAACTGGATAACTTTGTTAGTATAACAGATTTTGCTCCGGGCGGCATATGGCCTCCATTAAACAACGATATTACCATAGCACTACAAAATGCTATAGGTATAACCGGCGGTCCTTTACAAACTGGTGGTGGTGTTGTTTTTCAAACTACTGGAACCGATGGTCCTACCGCATTGGGACCTTATAGCATTAAAATACCACCAGGTCAATGGGCATTAAGTAGCCCTGTATTTCTTCCACCGTATACATCACTAGTAGGCGAAGGTTCTGCTATGACAGTGCTGACCGCTACTAATATGATTGGTTATAATGGCGCATTGTTCCAAACAGTAGACTCCACAGGAACTACATTCAGTCAAGGTATGAATTTAAGTCCAGCATCTGTGCCTAGATCTATTAAACTAAAAGGCATGACTATTCAACCGCCTAATCAAAATCCCTATGGCGGCACATTGTTAAGTTTAGATAATGCTCAAGATGTAACCATTGACGATGTTTATTTTGGTAATCCTTTAAGTACTACTTCTACATCTAGTATTACAGCTATTCAAATACGCAGTAGCCAACCAGTTATAACAGATGTCACAATCTCTGTGCTTAAAAATATCAAGATCAATAACTGTACATTCCAAGGGTTAACAACTGGTATCATAAGTACAGGTACCATTGATAAGTTTTCTATTACAGGAAATAAATTCAGTTGGTTGAATAACGGTGTTGTTACATCTGCACCGTCAGGCAATGCTTGGGGTATCAACGGAAATGTAGAAAACAATATGTTTGAGTATATTAGTGCCGAGGCCATGATTATTGGTACTTCCACTAATGCTGTACAGTCTTATGTTTCTAGTGCGTTTAACTCGTTTGTTAATGTAGGTAATAACTTCCAAAGTGACACAACTCAAACTAATAATATTATCACTGTTAATGACAAAGGATTCCAGTCACATCATGATTATTTTGATAGACTAGTTAATAGTTCGGGAATAAATCCATTGACTGCAACACCTTCTGGAAAATATCAATATCCTTTAATATCCGCTAACTCGATAATGCGTAGTGGAACTACATTTAAGAAAACGATTCCAGGAAATACTGGTATAGTCAGTGTTCTCAGAATACCAATGACTGCTAACTCACAAGTTGCAACAATGAACTATAATGCATATAACGCCAATATGTCTAGGCAAGGACAGTTGGTTATGAGTATATCCACAGCAGGTTCTACAACAATACCTGATGGATTTGCTTCGGTAACAGACAAATATCAGTTTGAAGAAAATACTGCTGGAACTTCTCCTTACTTAAAATTTACCACTAATCTATTCTATTCGCAACAAGGTATTATAGCTCAAGGAGGATTCTTCTATCCATGGGGAACCCTTAACTCTAGTGGATTGGTTGCCGGCAACACTTCTACCCAGTTTAATTGGCAAAATGGTACAAGTACATACATTATTCCGGGAACTACTAAAATAACCTTTGAATCACCAACTGCACCGTTTAACGGATCTTATACAGCTACCGTTAACACATTTACTGTAACTAATGGTATTGCTACTATTCAACTTGATACAACTGCAACAACATCTGTTGGAGGATTAACCACAGTTATATTTTCAAATGGTACCGCATCGTGGTCTTCAACAACTGTTAATTCTTATGTATTTTCTACTGCTCAAGACCCTAGTATTGAAATACTATCAACACAAACAGTTACCTATACCACATCAAGTTTGTTACAACCTTATATCTATAAAAATGGTGATTTAACTAAGAAATATTTGGTAACAACATCGTCTTATATTTCTACATTATCTTCATATGTGTTATACTTTACTACAACTGGTACAGTTTCTTTTGATATTCAAGATATAGTAGATGTACAAATAGCTAATAGTAACTTTTCAAACTATGTTGAATTAACAGCCATAAATGTAGACACAGTTCCTACATCAGTGGAAGTAGATCTAACCTTAATGAATTAATAAATGTTTAATCGGTCAACAGACGATAGAATATCGTCTTGGGCTCAGTTTCGCGCCCAGTTAGAAACTTGCGAACAACCATTACAATGTGTGATTGACTTTTGGCGTGATGCACCATACATACCATACAATCACAACATTGATCAATTCAATCGTAAATCATGGCCAACACCGTGGGACATTATTGTGGAGAATCATTACGATGACTTCACAAAGGCCCTAATGATGGCATATTCGCTCAAATATACAGAGAAGTTTAAAAATTCTGTAATAGAACTGCGTAGTCTCGTAGACAATGCTAGAAAAACATACTATAATATAGTTTGTGTAGACGGAGAATGGGCTATAAACTACAAAGATAATGAGCCCTTTGCCCTTAAAGATATACCCGAGTCGTTTTTGGTAGAAAATATTATCGAACTTTGAGTTGGTTGGTAAATATCTTCCTCGACACATTTAAGAAGGTTAGTTAAAACAATATATGATCACAGTGGTCAAACGTAATGGGGAGAAGGTTCCTTTGGACATCTCCAAAATACAGAGACAAGTAGCCCATGCATGTAACGGGATTGACGGAGTTAGTCCTAGCATGGTAGAAATTAAAGCACAAATAGAACTACACGATGGCATGACCACAAAGACAATAGATGAACTATTGTTAAAAGCCATGGTAGATTTGATTGATGAAACAGAAAATCCAGAAATCAATAATGTAAACTATCAATACGTAGCTGGACGTCAGCGTGTTAGTATGTTGCGTAAAGAAGTTTATGGTAGTTATACTCCTCCTAAACTCTACGACATTGTTAAACGTAATGTAGAACTGGGTATGTATACCTCTGAACTTTTAGATTGGTATACAGAAGATGAATGGAACATTATTGATTTGTTTATCGATCATGCCAAGGACGAAAGCTATACCTATGCTGCCATTGCCCAACTATGTGAAAAGTATCTAGTGCAAAATCGTGCCACTAATACTATCTATGAAACCCCGCAAGTTCGTTATGCTGTGGCATCTGCTACTGCTTTCCATGGTGAACCCCAAGACAAGAGATTAAAATATGTTAAAGAATACTATGAATGTGCCAGCGATGGCCACTTTACCCTTGCTACACCAGTATTGGCTGGGCTGGGCACTACCACTAAGCAGTTTTCAAGTTGCGTGCTTATCAGTAGCGATGACACCCTGGACAGTATATTTGCCGCAGGCGAAATGATGGCCAAATATGCTTCAAAACGAGCTGGAATCGGCCTGGAAATCGGCCGAATTCGCCCGTTAGGAGCACCAATTCGCAATGGAGAAATCAAGCATACGGGTTTGATACCATTCTTGAAGAAATGGTTCGCAGATCTACGTAGTTGCTCACAAGGCGGTATTCGAAACGCCAGTTGTACAGTTACATTTCCGTTGTGGCATTATCAGTTTGAAGATCTTATTGTATTGAAAAACAATCAAGGTACAGACGAAACTCGTGTTCGTCAAATGGACTATAGCGTAGTTGTTAATAAGATGTTTTGGAATCGTTACAAGAACAAACAAACCATTACCTTGTTTGATCCTGCCGAAGTTCCAGACTTGTACATGGCTTACTATCGTAGCACCGAAGAGTTTGAACAACTATACTTAAACTATGAAAAGCATCCGACAATTAAAAAGAAAGTCGTATCGGCAGATGAGATTTTCAAAAATCAGATCCTTAAAGAAAGGACTGATACGGGGCGCATATATCTTGTCAATGTCGACAACGTCATTGCCCAAGGCCCGTTTGATACGACAACAGATCCTATATATCAATCAAATCTATGCCAAGAAATACTTTTACCCACCCGTCCTTTCCAGAGAATTGAAGATCCAGAGGGACGAATTGCTCTTTGCACTCTTGGCAGCATCAACTGGGGTGCCTTCCGTAACCCTCAGGAAATGAGAAAAGCCTGTCGTGTACTAGTACGCAGTCTGAGCAACCTGCTGAACTATCAAGATTTCTTGAGCGTACAAAGTAAACTAGCAAATGAAGATTTTGAACCCCTGGGTGTTGGTATTACTAATTTGGCTTTTTGGCATGCCCGTCGTAGTTACAAATATGGCACAGCAGAAGCTCTAGCAGAAGTCAAACGCTGGATGGAACATCAAGCATACTACCTTACCGAGACTAGTGTAGAACTTGCCCAAGAAAGAGGGGCCTGTAAGCGTAGCGAATACACTTACTACGGTAAGGGAGTATTCCCTTGGGAACGTCGTAGCGCAGGTGTTGATGAACTAACAGACTTCACACCTAGTATGGATTGGGAACCGTTGCGTGAACGTATGAAAACATATGGTATTCGTAATGCTACCTTAATGGCAGTGGCTCCGGTGGAGTCCAGTAGCGTTGTATTAAACTCTACTAATGGTATTGAGATGCCCATGGAGTTGATCAGTGTTAAGGAATCCAAAGCAGGTTCATTCGTGCAAGTAGTTCCTGACTATCGTAGATTAAAGAACCGCTATCAACTGATGTGGGACCAAACCGATTGTGTTGACTATTTGAAAACCAGTGCTGTGTTAGCCGCTTATATTGACCAAAGTCTAAGCACAAATACATTCTATAATCCAGCACACTTTAAGGACGGTAAAGTTCCTGGCACACTGATTGCTAAGAATCTAATGCTGGCCAGTAAGTGGGGATTGAAGACCATGTACTATTCATTGATCAATAAAGTAGGTGCAAAGACTTCTTTAAATACTCAAAGTGATAGATTAGTGCCAGCTGAACCTGTTACAGTATATGCTGAACTGGAAGATGATTCTTGCGAAGCCTGCAAGTTGTAAACTATAAGTTTTCTGCAAACTATGATAAATAGTTTTGCAGAAAACTTATATGAATTACCAAAAGATATATGATAATATAGTAAGGAGAGGACAGCATAGAATATTAGAAGGATATAGTGAAAAGCATCATATTGTTCCGAGATGCCTTGGAGGAACAGATGACGTAACTAACTTAGTATCGCTAACACCAGAAGAACATTATTTGTGTCATCTTCTATTAGTTAAAATACATCCTAACAATATACGTCTAGTCAAAGCCGCTATGTTTATGGTATCAGCAAACAAAGATCAGCAACGCAACAACAAAGTATATGGGTGGTTGAAACGGCAGTATTCTGAATATATGCAGGGACCAAATAATCCTTCAAAATTAAACGGTCCATGGAATAAAGGCGTTACAGGATATAAAACTAATGTAATTTTTTCAGAAGATACTATAAAACAAATTTCTGAAAGAATGAAAAGTAACAACCCGTGTGCAGGTGTTAAGCCATGGAATCATCCCAGAGCAACAGATTACTCTAAATCTGTTTGGAAACAAGCAGGTACGATTTATCAAGTATGGACAGAAAATAGCAAGCCATCTTATTGTAAGTTATATACATTAGTGAACAATAAATGTTATACTAATGATTCAAAAGTTATCGGTCCTTATATGAATATGGTGAAGTATTTTAGGAACGGATGGATTCCTGTAGAAGATAACGAATGGATTAAATTATGAGAATAGCATATTACGGAAATAGTTTTGCCGAAAGCGGCCACGATATTTCTTGGACAAAAGTTTTGGCAAGAAAAATGAACGCTGACTATTCGCAATCTTTTGCCAAGGGTGGTAGTTCTTTATTATATTCTTATCAACAGTTTTTAAAGAATTACAAAAACTTTGACCTTAATGTTTTTGTAGTCACACATTGGGAAAACTATTCAAGAGAACTACCATTGATGCATAAGGATGGGACTACAAAAATGTTTCGTCCAAACAGCATACACAATGTAGAAGAAATGATTAGAATGAATAAAGACATACTAACCAATACTGCTATTGAAACTTTAGAATATCTAAGAGGTTGGTTTATTGTAGCAGACGATGAATATATGATTCTAACATGGGAGTTGATTTTAAAACATGTTGAATCACTAGATCCTAAAGTTGTTTTTATTTCATCGGGTGATTTAAAAGAAAAAGATTTTATGTATAGCGATGAAAAAAGACGTAAACAGTTTAAGCGACATTTATCTCAATATCATCATATACAAACAAAGAGTCTGGGAATGGTCGAGCCTTGGAGTTATGACGGTAAGACCAAACTAAGAGAAAGTCCAGATACTATGGCTAATCACTTAACTGAAGAAACGGCTAAAATAGTTGCTGATTCAATTTATTCTTTGATTACCACAGGGGAAATGTTACCGGCACCTTCTCGAATCGAACACCAATATACATATGAACACTACTATCTCTCTGAAGATAGAGGATACGTTTGGAGCAGTTAAAAATGAGTAAAGAACAATATAATTTATCAGTAGCACCTAACTACTTAAAACGACGAATGTTTTTAGATGGTGCTGTTACAGTACAGAGATTTGAGGAATTCCGTCATCCTAAGATTGCTAAGTTTGAAGAACTAGCACGGGGATTCTTTTGGGTTCCTGAAGAAATCAGTCTTACCAAAGACAAAATGGATCATAAGGATGCTAGTGATGCTGTTAAACATATCTTTACTAGCAATCTTCTAAGACAAACAGCCTTGGACAGTATTCAAGGTCGTGCACCGAATCAAGTTTTTGGCCCAGTGGTATCTATCCCTGAGCTAGAAGCATTGATCAGCAACTGGAGCTTTTTTGAAACAAATATTCATTCAAAGAGCTACAGTCACATTATTAGGAATGTTTATGGTGTACCCAAAGAAGAATTCAATAAAATCCATGATACACAAGAAATTGTGGGCATGGCTGCTAATATCGGTAGATACTACGAAGCGTTACACGAACTCAACTGCCGCAAAGAATTGGGTGAAGAAATTTCAACAATGGAACATAAACGTGCTATCTGGTTGGCTTTGCAGGCCAGTTACGCACTCGAAGCACTGAGATTCATGGTCTCTTTTGCTACTAGTTTAGCCATGGTGGAAAATAAAATCTACATTGGCAATGGTAACATTATTAGTTTGATTTTACAAGACGAATTATTACACGCAGAGTGGACTGCTTGGATTATTAATCAAACAGTCAAAGAAGATGCAGACTTTGCAGAACTGGAAAAAGAATGTGCCGAAGAAGTCTACGCCATGTACTTAGAAGTTATTGCAGAAGAAAAAGCATGGGCTGACTACTTGTTCAAAAAAGGTCCTGTGATCGGTCTTAATGCTACTATTCTAAAAGACTTTGTGGATTATACAGCATTTACACGACTGAAGGAAATAGGAATTAAATATTTAGAAGATCATCCTAAGAGTAATCCTGTTCCTTGGTTTAATAAACACGTTAACATCAATAAAAAGCAAACAGCATTGCAAGAAAATGAATCTACTAACTATGTTATCGGAGTAATGAGCGATAATGTTAGTTACGACGAGTTGCCCGATCTATAATAGGGATTGTAATGAATATCGGTGTTGTTACCAGCCCGTCTGTTAGAGATGATATATTAACGCCTTTCTTGTATCCCCTAACCAATGGGGAGATTGAGATGCTGGATGCGTTTGTCACGTCCAGTAAAATATACCATCCTAACAAGTTTAAAATTAAGGAAGGTGGACATTGTTATCACTTTAGTAAAAATTTAGACGACATAAACTATTGTGATATAAAACTCATGGTAATGCCTGTGTCATCTGATGCCTTTCATATTATTCAAAAATATGAAAATGATATAGATTATTTTATATTTTCCAGGCAAGATGACGAAGCAGAGCATCCTACTAATATGCAGTATATAAAAAGCCTGTTAGAAAGATCCAATACAATTTTCATTTATCCACATGGAATAAATCAATCTGAAAATCCTAGATGTATTGTAGATTATTCAATTAATCTTTATTTGCATTATCATGCGTTTGGGTTTTATTATTTGAACTATTATCCTAATAAAGAAAAACAACACCTTGTGGGAGTGTACAATAGATTTGATAACTATAAACCTTTTAGAAAAAAAACAATAGAGTATTTTCGTTCAAAAGTTGACCCCGAAGATATTCATATTTTTAAAACAGAAACTCCATATACTTCTAGCATAAGTGGCCAACTACTAGATAGATGGTCGTGGCAACAGATGCATATATCTTCCTACACTGATTATAACTCATCTGTTGCAAATATAGTGTTTGAAACTGGTGCTGTAGTTACTGAACGATTTTTATTCTCAGAAAAAACTGTTAAAAGTATAGCGTTTCAAAGTGCTGATATATTTTTCATATACATGGGAATAAGTAAAGGTATTGAATGGTTACACGAAAAAGGATTTTGGTTTTTAAATAGCGAGTTTTATGATACAGAAGATGACGATTTTGATTATGATAATTTAGGACGTCTTACTATGTTTAAATCAGAGTTTCCTTTAATGCGTAGTGTACAACGATCAATAAACTATTTAAAAACATTAAAAGAAGAACTAAAAACAAATAATGCAGTACATGCGTTTTTAGTAAAAAAATATAGAGATAAGTTAGATGCCAATGAACAAGCATTTAAAAAACTATTAACAAATTGCGAATACAAAGAAAAACTGTTAAACTTAATAACTAAAAAGGAGATAACATTATGACAAAGGCTATTGTTTGGAGTAAGTATAACTGTACCTTTTGCGATCAGGCAAAGGCATTATTAAAGCAACGTGGTATTCCCTACGAGGAAAAGAAAATCGGTGACGGCTATACTAAAGAAGAACTATTAGAAGCAGTACCAACAGCACGTACTGTTCCACAGATTTTTATTAATGACCAACTAGTTGGCGGCTTTACCGAACTCAAAAAATACATTGAGGAAACGGCTGGCGGATATGGCGACTAAAGAAGAACTTGATAAACTCAAAGAAGCCTTAGAAAAGGTAAATTCTTTTGAAGTTGAGTTTGATGATAAACCATCAATTGGCATTATTGCCCAAGAGATTGAAGAGTTTCCGGGACTTGAAAGTCAAGAACTCCCGGCATTGACTACTTTGGATTTGTCTAGTTTATCTAGTCTATGGAATATGCCTAGCGGCAACATTACTATAAGTACAGGTGCAACAGGAAGTTCTGGATCAATATTAACCAGTGCTGGTGCTAACGGAGCTTCTTGGTCAAATTATGGAAATTCTGGTCCATATACAATATCTTCAGCTGGCTTTAATCCCAAGAGTTCCCTGGAAGTCAGCGGTGATGCAAACTTCGAAGGCGATATCAAGTGGAGGGGTCGCAGTCTAGGAGATATGCTAGAGACCATTGAAAGTCGGTTGGCCATATTGGTTCCTGATCCAGAAAAACTTGAACACTTTGAGGCATTACAAAAGGCCTACGAACATTATAAAACTTTAGAAGCATTGTGCACAATGCCAACAAAGGATGACACAGAACACTAATTCTGCCAAAGGCAGATCTAGCTATGATGTAGAAGTAGGAGGATTAATTGTTCCGTTTTTTAATAGGAATGTTACTCCTTACGCTACAGAAGCGGGCGGTCCTAAATTTGATCTAGTTCCTGTTGAAAAGCAAAAAGATGTAATGCTGAATGTAGCACGTCTACATGCTCAACAGGAATATGATAGAATAATGGAAATGGTTGAAGTATTGCAGCGTCAAGCCAATCAAATCAAACGTAGACTGGAAATAACTGATGCTGTACACGCAGCAAAATATGACTTTCAAGTTTCGCATGGTCAAAACTATTGGCTGGTCTATGATACTAGGCATAAATTTACAAGACTATGTCTACAAGGGCCCGATGAATGGTCATCAGGTCCACCAGTAGATTATGAATATTTTGCAAGGGTTAAATACCTAGGCGATTATAGTTGGCAAGAAATAGATAAAGAAGGAAACTATGTTACTAATTAATAAAGGTTATAAATCGGGCGATGTTGTTAGTTTGAAACTGATCAACAGTGATGAAATCATTGCACGGTTTGAAGAAGAAACTGACACCACTATCAAAATCAATCGCCCATTGGCATTGACCATGAACGCACAAGGACTGGGAATGATGCCTTGGATGATTCTGGGTAGTGATGAGTTTATTACACTAAGCAAGACACATGTCATGGCAATCAGCGCTAGTAAACAAGATGCCGCAGATCAATATATTCAAGGTACAACAGGTATCGCATTAAAATAATATGTCCATTGAATCCAGTTTAACTCCGTCGACTTTGATATTAGATCCTATTCATGGGTTTAACATGCAGGCTATTGCTGATGGTCTATCCAAGGCTTACCCTGCGTCAACTACTTCGACCACAGTTACTGGTGTATATGTTCCTATTGTTTGTATGGGCGGCTGTGTAAAAACAGGCATTATTAATCCAGAAAACGATGCTAAAGAAACTGCTAGTCGGGTTTACAACTATGCCATGCAGGCAGCATATCAACCTGTATGGAATGTGTTATATGCTTTATATGAAGCACTTAAAAGATTTGGTCTAGGTGTGATAGATTTAAAATTGCCTGTGTTTGATTTACACATTAGTGATTTATTCAATCCAGATATTACCTGCGTTATAGAAAAAATCATTAATAAATTATTGGCAAAATTCAAAAACGCATATGATAAGTTTCTAGCAGAGATTAAAAGGATTTTTGGATTACTGGGTATTCCTTTTCCGTTGTTTAAAAATCTAAACAGTCCATCGGAACTAATCAAATACATTGTCAAACACATTGTGGCAAGTTTATGGGATCAGTTGTCTAGAAAGATTAGACTGATTATAGATTTAATCCAAACAGGTTTAAAAATCTATGATTCGATAGTAAAAAATGGATTTGTTTTATATAATCTTTGGAAAACAGCAATAGCCCAGCTTCTAAAAACAGTATTACATTATTTGTCAAATCCACCTAGTTTAAATGATATTAAAAATCTTCTTGAAAAATTTGCCAAAAAAGTTTTAAAGAAAGCACAAGTTACTATTGCTGAAATATTATCAGTAATAGATAAGTTTAAACTACCAATATTTGGAAATCCGTTTGATTGGAAACTCCCATTGAATATACATATGAAGATTCCTGAACTGGATTTTAATAAAATAATAAACGATATTAAACTTTGGCTAAACAACTTTGTGATGAACTTGATGATTAAGTTTATACAACTTGTTGAGAGAATATTGAAAATATTTGGGATTACTTTTCATTTGCCCAAGATACATATTCCGTTTTTTGTTTGTACATTAAAAAATACCCCTTGACAACTAGTTAGAAATACCGTACAATAAATATATATGCTTTCGCAGGGGCAAGTTCGCGTAGCGGATAGCAGTAGTTTAGATACTTCAGGCTCGGCAGAGGCTCTACACGCCCTGGGAAGTCTGTCAATTATTTTTGGAGTTCAATATGAAAAAAGTCACCGCATCGATGTTTTTGATTTTTGCCAGCAGTCTATGCCTAGCACAGGAAGTTGCCACAGTGGTCAACGTTCAACCCCGTTATGTCACCGTTCAACAACGACAATGTGAACAGCGTGAAGTAGTTCGTGATAACAGCCGAGGTGACACCGCAATTGGTGCTATTGCCGGTGGTGCGATTGGCAGCACATTGGGTCACAATAGCAATGATCGACTAGTTGGCGGTATTGCTGGTGCTCTTATTGGTGGTGCGATTGGTAACGAAGCAGGTCGCGACGGTGCTAGAGCAGAAGTGCGTGAAGTCTGCAGATATGTTCCGGTTACTATTCAGCAAGGTTCAACTGTGACCTTTAACTATCGTGGACAGGTGTTTACACAATCATTTGGTCAATAATATGAAAAAGTTTGAATATATTAACTGTCGATTTTTTAGATCATTAAAACTAAGATTAAAAAATAAAACATATACAGTATATCGAAATAAACCTAATCGTACTTGGCATTTTTATGTGTTTGATAATATAGGGAGTTATTATGAAGAAGATTATAACATCGATTTTAGTAGCGTTCACAGTTCTAGCAACATTTAATGCTAATGCTCACGAGTGGCATCACGGTGGTTACTATCGTGGCGGATGCCGAGGCTGTGGTTGGGTGCCATTGGCAGCAGGGGTTGTTATCGGTGCTGAATTAGCTCGTCCCTATCCCTACATTGTAAACGAACCAGTTTATGTTCAACCACAACCGGTATTTGTTCTGCAGCCAACATTGCCTCCTCCACCATACGGATATCACTACGAGCAAATTTTTGATTCGCAGATCAATGCTCAAAGAATTGTATTGGTGCCAAATTGAAACCGCTTCCAGAATATGGATGGGGTACTTTTGCAGAAGAATGGGAAAGAATGAATACACCTGAATTTGAAGAAGAACAAAAACAATGGAGTAGATATGCTGTCACTTTTACAGCAATACTCGCTGTGGTTGTTTGCATATTAAAATATTATAATTTAATTCCCCCAAATGCGCCAGTATAATGGAATCGCATAAAAGAACATTAGCAAGAAGTATCACATATAGACTTAGTGCTTGGATGTTGACAATTTTGTTATCTTATATGTATACAGGCAATCTTTCAGAATCAACTGGATTTAGTACTTTCCTACATTTGATTCTTTCATTAGATTATTATATTCATGAAAGAATTTGGATGAAGATTAGTTGGGGTAAGATTTGAGAGTAATCTCAATAGTAAGACTGTATGAAGTTGACAGAAAAGGATTCTGGACGCGGGTTCGACTCCCGCCAGGTCCACCATAAACACATGTGGGTTTAAGTCCCAAGTGGTAGTGTTATAGACACATAGCGGCACAGCCGATACCTTTCAGATTTGAGTGTGTTTATGATGGGCCTGACCTGGTTTTCGACAGGGTCAAGAGTAATGAAATGGACAGTCCGGCAATGTAGAAGCCGTTAGGATTGGGGTGACCCGATCGAAGACACGCAAAAAGTAATCGCAAACGATTCACAATATTCCATGGCCGCTTGAGCCAAGGTGAGGTAACTATACCTTATTACCCAAAATAGTAGAAAGGGCCTTGACGGGCCCTTTCTTTTTGTGTATACTAACTTTACTTTAACAAACAAGGTTCTTATGAAAAAGACTCTTTTAGCAGTGATGTTTGGTATCGCACTATGCGGCGCAGTTAATGCCAAACCCGGCCAAGGTGGGGCTAGTCGTGGCAGTTTTAGTACTCCATCGAGTGTGCCACATAGTTCCCCTGGCCCTGTTCATCCTATCGCATCTCCTAGCCCACAGAAAGGTAGTTTTAGCGCCGCGCCCGCTCCTGGTCAAAAAGGTAGTTTTAGTGCCCCTGCACAGACTACTACTCGCACAACCACTACCGCAGTAAATCGAACTTATACAAGTCGCTATGTTAGCCCCGGTGGCTACTATGGTGGTTGGGGTTATGGTTATCACTATAACAACGGATTGATGACTGGACTAATTATTGGCAGTATGATGCATCCATATGGTACCGTAATGTACACAGGTCCCGGTGCGTACTACAATAATGCTGTTCTGTATCCCGATGGTCGAGTGGTTAATCAAAATGGTTATTTGGTAGGAACCTATGCCGGCGGACAGTTCAATCCCGTCCAAAACGGTCCCATGGTAGCGCAACCTGCTCCTGCTGATGCCGGTGCTCAACAACCAGTACAGCCACAACCACAACAACCACAGGTTATCTATGTCGAGAAACCTGGACCTACAGCAGTGGAAGTCTTTGGCTATGCCATGGGTGGATTTTTGGTGGTAGTATTGTTAATTGCTTTATTTGGAATGGTGATTTAATATGTTGTTCATTTGGTCTTTGGTATTTTTCCTTTTTATACTTGTGCTGATGGTAGCAGTTTTTCGGAGGGATCAAGAAGTGATTTATGATATCGATGATGGTAGTGAAATTGAAACTACAGTGACAACTACCGTTACTACCAATCAAATAGCTACAGTGGGCACTATCTATGCCTTCCAGAAACTTCCAGATGCTACTTGGTATGTTATTGATCCGGTAGATAGTCAAGAAACATCAGTCAATGCCAACGACGACTACTACCGCGATGCTGGTGGTAAAGTTTGGAGTTTGATGTAATATGAGCACCGAAGATGATAAATTCAAACACAGCAAACGTCTCCAAAAAGACGAAAACGCTGTTAAAAAACAAACTAAAATTGCCAAAGAACACGGTATGGCAGTAAAAGAACCACATAAGTTTGCCAAACATCATGCTATGAACTGCGGTAATCCAAAATGTATGTTATGCGGTAATCCTAGAAAAACTTTCAAAGAACTAACCGCACAGGAAAAGCGATTGTTCCAGGATGCTGATACTCCTAACGATAAACACAGTAACGGATTACCGCCTGAAGAAGAACAATAAATTTTTCCTATTTCAGTCATAGATACACTCATAGGAAAACCCTATGAAAATGCTTGATCTAGGTAGTAAATACTATTACAATAATATATCAGTGTTTACACTGAGTTAAAGTTTTTCATTATACACACAGGAGGAAATATGAAAACAATCGGCGATAAACTAGAACATTTCGTAGTTACAGGCGTTAAGCCAGGACAACCAGAAGATGCTTTCTTCAACATTGATGAAACAAGTTTCCCAGGTAAGTGGAAGATCATTGCTTTCTATCCCAAGGATTTTACATTTGTATGCCCAACTGAAATTGTGGCCTATGACAAGTTGAATCAAGACTTCGAAGACCGCGATGCTGTATTGTTGACAGGTTCAACAGATAATGAGTTCTGTAAGATTGCTTGGCAAAAGAGCCACCCAGACTTGATCAATATCAAACACAATCAATTCGCTGATACACAGCGTGGTGAGTTGAGTTTGGCTGAACAACTTGGTGTATTCTTTGGTCCAGCAGGTGCGGCACTTCGCGCAACATTCATTGTTGATCCAGACAACACAATCCAACACGTTACCGTCAACAACTTGGATGTAGGTCGTAGCCCAGAAGAAACTTTGCGTATTCTTGACGCACTTCAAACTGGTGAACTTTGTGCTTGTAACCGTACCGTTGGTGGCGCAACTCTAGGAGCATAATATGGCATTCATTGATTCAGTAAAAGGCGCATTGCCTGACTATGCTAAAGATGCTCGTTTGAACATTGATGCTGTATTGCTTCGTAGCACATTGGACAAGGATGTGGCTATGGGCTGTGCTGTAGCCGCTTTGGCTGCTACCGGCAACGGTAAGTTATTAGCTGTATTGTTAGCAGATGCTCCTGTATTTGCTGAGTCAGCAATGACTGCCGCAAGCATTATGGCAATGACAAACAGTTGGTACCCATATGTTGAAATGGCCGATGACGCAAACTTAACGGGTTTGCCTGCCCAACTGCGTATGAACGCCATCGCTACACACGGCGGCACAACTAAGAGCAATTTTGAAGCATTTAGTTTGGCCGCTAGTATTGTTGGAAAATGTGAGTTCTGCGTTAAAGCACACTACGAAACATTGAAGAAGGAAGGCTACTCTGTAGAAAACCTTCGTGACATTGGTCGTATTGCCGCAGTGATTAACAGCGTGGCTAAAGTATTGAATAGTTAACCACTATTCATATTACGATCGATTTCTGGATTATCAACTCTTAGATATCTCCAGTTATTAAAAAACTCTAGGGCCTTATCATCTGGTATTGGCCCTAGATTCATGATTGCACATACTCTTTTATATTCTGATAAAAACCCATTATCGCCTGTTAACATTAAATCTAAATCTATCGGTTTAATATCTATATTACTCAATACCCAATCATAGTCTTCTTTCTCTTGCGGACTAATTTCCAAATGCATATATCTATTCATAAAATGCCAGTTTTCTTCTGACACCTTAATATAATAGTGATGTTCATTTATATTAGTATCAGTAAACCTAAATGAAGAATTACACGTTAGTTTCCAACCAGCAAAATGTTTACATATTACAAGGTTTTTATTTTCTTTTCCCCCGGGGATATCGTAATCATTTAATATATTACCCCCGAATGGCAATAGATGTGCTTCTTGCCCCCAATTCTTAACTTGGGATTCTTTGAATATTAACCATTTCCATTTTTCTTCAAAAGTAGAATTAACAGGTAAACAACCGCAACTACCTTGTTTCCATGGCATCTTGACATTATCTGACAATGAAAATAATCTTGTCATAAAATTTCCGCCAGTTGCTGGTAAATATGTTATAATGTGTAAATCGGTAGTAGTTTGTCTTATTCGAGTTAAATTCATATATAGTATTTAATCTACTGTTACATTTGGGTTAAAATGAACAAATTTTGCCCAATTTCTATAGACTATATTAGTAGAAATGCTATATAATATACACATAGTCATTTAATGACTTGTTTATTTTTAACTTAATTAAGGAATTTAAAAAATGAAGAAATCTCTATTAGTGGCTGCTTTGTTCAGTCTAGCAGGTTTGGCAACTGCCGGCGACAATGTTGAAGTCTATGGCAAGTTGAATGAATATGTAAATAGTTACAAACTTGGTACTGCAACTGCGGTTACACAAGGTTACAACGATAGCAGCCGTTTCGGTGTCCGAGGATCTGAAGATTTGGGCGCTGGTTTGAAAGCAACTTTTATCGTTGAAACCAATCTTAACGCAGAAAATCCAGGCACTGCAAGTCACTCAACAACTACTGCTACTCCAACAGCATTAGGTGATCGTGAAAGTCGTGTTGGTCTACGCAATGACTATTTTTCTGTTGATTTAGGTCACGGTAAACAAGTTATCGGTCGCACACTAGATAACTACGATACATTCGGTAACTTTGACTTGTCAGCAACCAATGTTGTTCACAGTACACAAGGCCAACGATTGAGCAATGCAGTTTTCTTGACTGCTACTCCAATTGCTGGTGTTACTGCACGTTTTGAACAAGCAGAAAGCAATACTACTGCAAAAGCAACTCAAGCATATGGCGTTGAAGTTGCTAAGTTCGGTGCTAATTTGTCTGTAAACCGTTTGGACAACTATGCTGGTAATGCAACTACACAAGTTGCAGGCAAGTACACATTTGCTCCTACTGGTACTACTGTTCTTGCTTTGTATAGTAAAGATACAGTTGCTAATGTCAAATCAGTCGGCGAAACTGTTGGTGTAACACAAGTTGTTCCAGGTGTTAAAGCATTGAGCGTTTTGGCTACTTATGGTAAGAAAGACGACAAGAGCGTTGCTAACAACGACTTGAAGGCTTTTGCACTAGGTGCTAACTACAGCTTGAGCAAACGTACTACATTGCAAGCACGTTACATCAAGGAAGACTTCAAGGTCGCTACTGGTGATGTTCGTGAAGTTGCAGTTGGTATTCAACACAACTTCTAATCAGTAATACTGATTCAAAACAAGGCTACTTAGGTAGCCTTTTTTATTGACTAAAATTCTAAACGATAGTATAATAGTAACTGTTTGTAAACACTAGGACATACAATGACAATGCATCTACATCATCCTTCTCTTAGTCTTAATGGTAAGAAAAAGGGTAAAGTCAAATTCCGTAATGCTGAAGAAGCACGTAAGGCTCGTGAACTTGAAGCAAGTTGGAAAGAACTAGAGAAAAAGTGGAATGTAGAAGCCGAGGACAAGAAACGTCGCCGTGCTATGGACGCCGAACCTTTGGCATATAACTTGTCTACTCCTGTTGGTCGTACCACTAGTAACGATCTACCTAGCAGAGTAACCCCGGGCGGCTCAACTGCCCCCGTTCACAAAGTATACACCGGTACTAAAGTATTGGGTGTGACTATTGTTCATAAGAGTTGCCTTCAGCCAGTGTTCAATCAACAGGAAGCAATTGATGCGGCAAACATGCGTAGGTAATAAATAGATGCGTGGCGAACGAGATTGATCCCTCTTCTTGGCCGATACCAGGATAAATACTCATATAATATATGAGTCACCATCTGCATGTCTGAGTACAGAAAACCTGATAATTTTATTCCCGTTATATCTAACAGCGGTGCCAGTGGAAAGTTTATATCGACCATATTAACCTATTCTGCAAATAATATAGATTTTCCTTTCGATCCTAGAAAAACAACTGCCGACTATCATACCGAAGCTTGTAGTTTTATGGAGGAGCATACCAATTTAGGTTGGTTTGGGGTTCCCGGTGATGTAGAGTATTGGAACAAAATAACATTTAAAAACAATAGTCCATGTCGAATAATGGCATTTGCCGGCGGCGCCATCAACATGCCTTTGACAAAGTTTTTAAATGAATTTCCCAACGGAAAGGTGTTATACATTACAGTAAAACCCGAAGATATATTATTTGTTGATTTGAATCATGCATGGAAATTAGACATAAGACTGTACCTAAATCAAGAAGAAGTTGATGATCTTAATAGCCGAAATGGTTTCTTTGACTGGAGGAAAGAATATAGTATTGATAAAGTAACACAGATTGTTAAAGACAGTATTGGTCTAGATAAGGGACATTATCCAGGTCATTACTTTAATACCTTAGACTCTAGAGTAAGATCGTGGTATAGTACATTGCGACCTAACGCTAAAGAAAAAGTATTTTTAATAAATTTTTCTGACATTGTGGGTAACCCGGAACTAGTCATTGAAACTTTAGAAGAAATTAGTGGAAATGTTTTTACCCAAAATCTTTTAGATACGTATGCCCAATATGTAAATATTCAGCTGGATCATTATAAAGAACATATACCCTGGCATCCTATATTAAAACAATATGCTTGATAATTTTATCTATGTTTCTTCTGTAAATGGAGCAAGCAAACATTTTATTGCCACGCTGATTACATACCTAATAAATGATTTATCTCCTGATATAGACTACGAATCTCATAATACTTCTTTCAGTAATTTTGCCACTTACCACAATGAGTTTGATAATATTTTAGATAATGTACATACAAGCAGAACAGTAAAATGGCCGCCTTGGAAAGAAATTAATTTTTCAAATACTGACACTTATAAATCTTTGGGATTTCCCGGTGAAGGTATACCGATGTATCAGGATATTATTTCAGATTTTCCTAATTTTAAAGTAGTGGTCATTACAGTAGATCCCGCAGACTATAAGACTGTTGAACTAAATCATTTTTGGAAGCAGGATCCTGCATTTTATCTTGATCAGCTTGGTATAGAAGTTATAGATCACGGTGTTTTAATCTCCCCTGACCAAGCTTCAGAATATATTGATCAATATTTAGAAAAAGGTATTCCTGAATATTTTAAACTAACAGATCCGGATGCTTGTCAAAACTGGTATAAAAGACTACCTACCAATATAAGGGAAAGATATTTTTTTATAAACTTTGCAGATATTATAAGTGACCCGGAAACGGTTATTTCTTCTCTTGAAAATATTACACAAAAAACATTTGATGATAATATGAAAAAACGTTATTATCATTATGTTGATTTGCAAATAGAATATTATAAAAAATACTTGCCCTGGCACCCTATATTACAAAAAGGACAGTAATGTCAACAAAAATAACATTAATCACCCCTCCAGATTTTTATGAAACTGGAAATCTTAGTATCCTACTAGCACATTTAACTGATGAAGAACAAACAGCAGTAAGTGATTGGTTGGGTAAACACGACCTAAATGAAAATATTAACCTATATTTTTATGATAATGAAAATAACTCAACTTGGTTTTTGTATGCGGCCAACCGATGCGAATATAAGTATATTAACATTGATTATGTAAATTATATTACACAATCGTTAAGCGGACATGTACTAGGCAAACCTGGATTTTATTATCGAACAGATAATAGCGCATTGGCCGAAGTATATGCTCACATCAATACAAGACGTGTTGATACTGTAGAACAATTTTTAGAAAGTATTTTCAGTGACAAACAAACTACAAACAACTAATCATTGCTGTGACTTTTGTGGAAAAAGCAAAGAAGATGTTGAAAAACTCATTGTGGGCGAACATGCCGCTATATGTAATGACTGTATTACATTATGCGTTGATATTCTAGAAGATGAAAAATTTAAGAAGGTAGCAGACAGTACCAAACGTTTAAACCCTGCCGCTATTAAAGATTTCCTTGACGAATATGTTATTGGGCAAGATGATGCTAAGATTAGTCTAAGTGTAGCAGTTAGCCAGCACTTTAAACGTATCAATAATCCTAGCAAAGACGTACAGTTAGAAAAGACCAATATGTTATTACTAGGTCCCACAGGCTGTGGTAAAACCATGTTGGTGCGTAAGATTGCCGAGTATTTGGATTTACCATTTGCTATCTGCGATGCTACTAGCATTACTGAAGCAGGATATGTGGGTGATGATGTAGAAAGTATCCTACTGCGGTTGCTTAATGCCAGCGATGGAGATGTTGAAAAAGCCCAACGTGGCATTGTTTATATTGACGAAATTGACAAGATTGCCCGTAAAGGCGAAAGTACAAGCATTACTCGAGATGTCAGCGGGGAAGGCGTACAACAAGCATTACTTAAAATGATCGAAGGTAGTGTTATGCGAGTTCCATATAATGGAAAACGTAAACATCCTGGCAGTGACATGCAAGAACTCGATACTCGAGGTATTCTGTTTATCTGTGGCGGAGCCTTTGTAGGTTTGGATAAACTTATTGAAAAACGTCTTCATAGTCGTAGTGTAGGATTTCACAGTGATATTAAATCTAAAGACGATGCCACAGATTATTACAGTTTAACCACAACCAAAGACATTATTCAATACGGATTTATTCCTGAGTTTATCGGTCGTTTTGGCCTAATGTCCAATGTAAGCGAGTTAAGCGTTGAAGATTTGGTCCGTGTACTAAAAGAACCCAAGAACAGTTTGATTAAACAATATCAATACATGTTTGAACTGGATGGTATTGAACTACAGTTTGAGGAATCTGCCCTAACACAGATTGCTGAACGAGCCAAAGAACTTAAAACCAATGCTCGTGGATTGAAAAACATTATTGAAAAGACCCTGTTGCCTTACCAGTTTGATGCTATTAATCTGGCCAATAGGGGATTATCTAAAATCGTTATTAACAAAGACACTATTGCTGGAACTAGTCCAGCCATAATGATATTTGACAACGAGCAGGTTAAAAGCCAGTAGACTGTAGGAATCCCACAAGCATAATGCGGGGTTCTTGAGCAAACTGTGTGACGGGAGTGACACAATGTGGAACTTGTCCTCCCAAGTGATCCATGATAACCAACTGATTGAATACGGGCATGGTCACACTAGCAGTGGCGTCATCGTTGATAGACAGCAGTAATCCACCCCAATCCCACTTCCATTCTCGACTCAAATACCAAATAAATCCAATATCGGCTCTATAAGCATCTTTGTGTACTCGAAACTGTCCACCTTCTTTCATAATGTAGCACTTTAGTTCTACATTGATGATTTGTTTGTTTGTGGCCGTTTCTATGATAGGTTTGATGTAGGAATAAAAACTATCTCTAATGACCGAGTTGCCTTCAAGATAGTTTGATCTATAGAACTCAGAAAAATATAACTCATCTGGTCCGGGAATACACGCTCTTGTATCATCTTTGAAATCTCTGGCGTAATATCCACGGCGTTCTTGTTGAATTTTATCGTAGTCTGCGTTTAAAAACTCTTGTCTTGCTAAAAGGGCTTGGGTTTCTGGCAAGGCATTTAAAATGACTTCCATGGGTTTTCCACTGCCTGTACTCATTGGGTATCCTTACATGTGTTATACTTACTTATTATATTATCTTGTAATATATTGATAAAAGTGATAAGTAAAATATATTTGCCATAATGGTATAAAAGATTTAAATGAGTAGAAACAACAAAGACAAAATTACAGGTTCTAAAATAATCGTAGGAGAACTACCCCTACAAGTTGCCCTGCGTAAGTTCAAACAGAAAGTAGATGATTCTGGCAAGTTGGAAATCTTGAAAGAAAACATGTTCTACACCAAACCAACCACTGAGCGTAAACGTAAAAAAGGTGCGGCCCGTGCCCGATGGCTTAAGAAGTTAAAAGAAAACGAGCTACCCAAAAAAATGTATTAATTTTAACCAAAATTCATTGACATTTCAATGTTCTAGTGTTATAATATATGTGTTGTGTGTGTTATTCATACAACATTTTTATAAACCTATTGCACCGTGAATCGGGCAGAAAGAAAATTGAAATGGCTTATCATCCAAAATTGGTAGCAGCATTTGGTGCCGACTTGTTTAAAGTTCTTGGTCCACCAGCTGATCGTGTTAAGTGGTCCTCTCTATCACTTGCAGAACAAAAATCCCGTCTTAAACGAATTCCAGAGTATGTGAATACACGTAGTTTGGGCAAACATCCTACTCTGGTCGATGTTCTAGTTCTTGCACTGAACAAACTGGTTTTGATGGGTACAGATAATCCTTTGTTGGGCATTGACTTGCCTGTGTATGACAGCTTGTTCGATGCCGCTAATAAACTAAACACACAGGCTCTTAATTATAATTCTAGCAATTTGCAACCACTAGACAAGCTGGTTAAGAATGCCGAAAAACAACGTGATGTTTTCCTGCGTCATATCTTTGAAGACATTATTTTCCGCTTCAATCCAGGTTTGGTATTGCCGGGTGTTGGGCGACTGAATAGCAAGGGTTTCTTGTTTGTTAATGATGCCCAGCATAGAACTTTAGGTTGTATTATTCTCGGTATTGAAGATGTGCCAATTAACTACATTACCAGTGATGAAGAATTCTGGGATGTGGCACAGTATGCCGCACTGAACATTCACAGTCTCACAGCCAGCGAGTTTGATCGCTATCGTATTCGCGTTCAGCGTGAAACAGCCGCACAAGAAGCAGGCTTCCCTAGCGAGCCAGAAGACGCAATCAGTTTTGAACTTAGTCAGTTGTTTGGCAATCTCGGTATCGAAGTTATTGAAAAAGTCGAATCAGGTAGCCGAGCAGGTACGCTTACTAGTATCGGTAATATGATCAAGTATCGTATTGTGTATGGTAAAGATTATTTTACTCGTGCTACTACAATCAACGCACAGTTGTTTTCAACCAGTAAGTTCCATACTGCTAACAGTTGGGGTCTGATGGAGTTTTTGAAATATCAAAACTTATCAGAAACTGATCTAGTAGTGGATCATGCTATTATGACAGCATTGGCTGAACGTTGGCCCAAGAAAAACACAGGTGGACAGTTGCACAAAAATATTAAGGATGCCTACAAAGACCAGACTTCTGCATCGTACTCAAACAGTCGTGTTCCAGAAGAGATGATTATTGCACACGGTATCTACCAAGTGTGTAAGAAGTATGCTCCTAGTATTAAATGGGCAGAACCTGCTTGGCCTAGTGGCAACAAGAAATTCAAATTGGCATTGGTCTAATGAAAAACTTTGTTGCTATAAACGAAAGCATCTCGACTCTTGAGCCTTACAAAGGATTTGACGAAGGTACTTACTACACAATGAGTATCTTTAACGAATTCTGTAAGACTCGAGATTTGAAGCGTGTGGCAATTTTTGGATACTACAAAAGCAAATACCACTGGACTAATGCAGAAGCACAAGAGATGTACAATAAAGCACCAGACGGATGGACTGACGGTGTTGGCGTATATCGCAAATTTGACTGGGGTAAAGGCGAGAACAAAATTAAGTGTGGAGAAGATTGGGAATGGCACGAACCACAACTAGATCACCTAGTGCCTCGGTCTCGTGCTAAGACCATGGGTTGGACCAAAGAACAGATCAACCATCCTAGTAATTTCCAAGTACTGCCTGCATTTTTAAATCGTATTCTAAGTAATTTAACAGATGAGCAAGCACCTGCTATATTGCCACTAATTATTGCTCAATTTCCAAATGTAGTAATTGACAAATCCTAAGAACGAAAGTATAATAAACACATGGCAAAACATTTAATGGTTGATATGGAAACTATGGCAGTTTCCCCAAATGCAACAGTACTCAGTTTGGGTGCTGTACACTTCAATCCCTATGGCAACGGCTATGGTGATAAACTCTACTTCCGTATCAATATCGATGATCAAGATGCACTAGGTCGTGAAGTTGATCCCAACACAATCGAGTGGTGGAGCAAGCAAGACCCTGCGATCATGGAAGAAGCGTTTAGTCCTGACAATCGCATCAGCCTAGTAGATGCCATGGACCAGTTCCACAAGTTTGCTTGGGGCTGTGATGCGTTCTGGAGTCATGGTGCTACCTTTGACCTTGTGATCATCGAAAACATCTATCGCCAGCTAGGCAAACCCTTGCCGTGGAACTACTGGCAGTTGCGTGATACTCGTACCTTGTTTGACCTGGGCTATGATCCAGATATGCCACAGGGTGCCAAACACGATGCTTTACAGGATGCTATCCGCCAGGCTGTGGGTGTACAAAACATCTACGCTAAAATGAAAATCAGGGAGCGTTAATATGTCAGAAGTACCAATCAACTATATTCCTTCACCTAGTGTAGAACTAGAACTAGAACAACGAACCTACAATGTTGTCATGAATGGCAATGAAGTAGGATTTAAAGTATATGGCGAAGAGGATGACCTCGATACTTTGGAAATGCTGATTGCCTATTTGGTCAAAGCTGCTGCCGCTACATTACCCGACGACGAAGACGACGAGGAATGATTATTTGAACCAGCCTAGCTTCTCACCAGCGGCTAGTCTGCGTTCAGCTTCTGCTCGACTTCCGGGTAATCTATAGGCCCATAGAATAATCAAGGCAAAGAATATACTTAGTCCTAGACATAGTTTCCAGTTACCAGTACGCCAGTAGATTAATACTAGGCTAAAGTCCATGCTTAGGAACATAGCCCATTTGGCCAATGTAGGAAAGACACGCCCGTTTTGCCAGTTCTTGATAAATGGTCCAAACAACTTGTGATTAAGCATGTAGTTGTGAAACCGTTCACTGCTTTTACTAAAACACCAAGTAGCAAGTAATGCTGGTGTTGACCAAGGTAATCCCGGAACAAAAGTTCCTAGATAGGCAATGCCTAAAAATACAATACCTAAGCTAAACCAAAGTGCTTTTTTAATCTTATTCATTGTCATCCTTTACATGGTCTGATTTTGGACCAATATCTTTCATCTTTTCAAAATACTCCGCTCGACTGCGTTCAAATTCCTCTTTATTGAATGTAGACGAGTTTTTGATTTCTTGTATAATAGGGTGTAGAAGTTTATTGGTAATGATTTTGGAAAATGTTTCCAAGACTTGTTCAGGATCTTCACCTCGAGCTATACGTTTTTTAGCCCGTTCGATTCCGTCAGCTTGTGCTTTCAAAACCCAATCCTGAAATTGATAGTCTTCTTCCATCCCTTACTATAGCATAATATTTACTCAAAGTCAAGTTGACACAGTGAGTATATGAATGTATAATAACTACTATGACCACTAATGCTTTTATCTTTGCTTGGGACTGCTATGGTATAGAATCCATTGTGCCCATTAGTCAATATGAACACATTGACCGTGATAACACCATGCGTATCCTAGCAGAGAAGCCTAGAGTATCTAATCCCATGGATGGTATTATCCGTAATTTGTTGATGAGAGCAAGATTTAATCCACAACGAAACTATGAAATTTATGCTATAGATTGTGATACTAGTTTAGATGAAGTATTTTGGCATGAACAATGGGAAGAATATCCACAGGAAACAGCAGAACTGATTCGCGAACGAGGACACAAACTATACAGCGATAGATCTACTATAGAAAGAACTATAAAATGAAAATCAATTTAGTATCAGATTTACATTTGGATATTTCTAAATTCTTAGAAATGCCCGGCGGCGAGGTATTAATCCTTGCTGGCGATATCTGTGAATATAGAGCATTGAAACACGAGTTTCACGAAACCAAAACCATCGATCGAGAACCGGGAGATTATTGGTGCCATGATTTCTTTGAGTTTGAATGTGCCAAATATGATCAAGTGTTTATGGTCATGGGTAATCACGAGCATTACCGTCATAGGTTCGATAAGACCTATAATGACCTAAAAGCTATTCTGCCTGCTAATGTGACATTGTTAGAAAATCAAGCAGTGGAGTACAATGGTGTTATGTTTATGGGTGCTACATTGTGGACTGATTTGAATCGTGGCGATCCTATTACCGTATACACCGTTAAGGATAGTATGAATGACTACAAGGTTATTCAAAACTTTTACCCAGAAAAATCTCTATATCATAAACTAACTCCTGATCATACACATCGAGTTCATAAGGACACTTTGGCTTACTTTAAGCAAACACTGGAAGCCAACCTCGATCGACCATTTGTTGTTATTACCCACCATGGTCCGAGTTATTTGAGTATCAACGAAAAGTTTAAACACGACTACCATATGAATGGCGGCTATGTTAGTGATTTAAGTGATTTTATTTTGGATCATCCTAATATCAAAACTTGGGTACATGGGCATGTTCACGATCCCTTGGATTATATGATAGGAGATACTCGTGTGGTGTGTAATCCTCGTGGGTATGTTCCGTGGGAAGCTGGTAATGGATTTGATGTTAACTTTACCTTTGAAATATGACTAGATTTTTTGCTTTTGGTTGCAGTTTTTTTAACTGCGGCTGGCCTACTACTCCAGATTTCATAGGAGTAAACTTTGATGAGTATTACAATGCTGCCGAACAGGGGTCTTGTAATACCTACATAATGAATAAGTTTATCCAAGCAGATCATAAGTTTCATTTTAATCCAGAGACTGATTTTGTTTTAATCGGATTAAGTGGTTTTGGTAGATTTAGTTTTTATAACAAATCTAAAAATGTATGGGATTGTAATGGGGATTTGATTTATTTTTCTTATACACAGCAGGCTAATAAAATAAAAGATAAAGGCTCATTTCCTCCCGATGATACTACAGTTGATAGTAAACTAAACTTTATCGAAAATCTATGGTGCAGTACATGGGCTGTAGAATCTTCTTGGGTAGCAGTTAATGCTATGAAATCTATATTAGAAGCCAAAGGAATCAAACATCGATTTATATCTAGCATAGATAATAGTCATTATATGGAGCATTATAAACTGTTTGATTTGGATAAAAATTCTTTTAGGAAAGTATTAGAAATCCGAGCAGCATTAAATGTTAAGGAATCTATTCTAGAGTTTCAAAAAAAAGATAGTTTTGGTCCACACCCGTTTTATATCAAAGAAAACTTTGAAAATAGTCATCCTAACTCGGCATGCCATTATAAGTTTGTAGAAAAATATATGCCGGACCTGTTAAGTGATAAATCAAAAGAAATGCTAGATTATATACAAGCAACATGGAATAGAGATTCTATAGCCAACGAAACACAATGTTTCGATAATCTAAGAAAAACACACCTTACAAGTTTTAAAAGACACATTTAATGAATACTAGATTTTTTGCTCTTGGTTGTAGTTTCTGTAAAAATATATGGACTACAGTACCTGACTTAGTTGCAGGTAACTTTGATGAATACTACAACTACGGATCTGCTGGTGCATCAAATAATATGACCATGCGTAGATTTTTGGACTGTGATATTAAATTTAAGCTCAATCCCGAAACTGACTTTGTTCTAATCATGGTCACTGGTATAGGTCGATTTGAATATTTAAAAGCAGATCCGGGTAGAGATCCCTTTTGGTTAACCAAAGGAGACATTGAACAATGGGTATTGATGCGTAATACCAATGATTCCGACTATAGTACATTAAAGTCATTTGTTGATACTATGTGGAATAGTGATTGGGCAGTGGATAGAGCATGGTCTTCTATTAAAGTCATTAAGACAATATTAGATGCAAAAAAAATCCCTTACAAAATAATCCCGTCCATGGACAATAACTATTATAGAAGTGAAACTAGTGAACCTTCTAGTCTTAAGTTAATAGATGATTTATTTGATATGATGGATATTAAGTTTTCTATAAGGGAACACCAACTTGCTATTAAGGATCAACCGTTGCATTTTTCCTTGGAAAAATACACAGACGGACACCCTAGTCCCGAAGCCTGTTTAAGTTATATTGAAAAATACTTACCGGAGTTTTACACAGATAAGACTTTAAAAATATTCAAAGAATACGAAACTATATTTGATCCAGAATCGGTTCTAAAAACTGGAAGCGGCCACGGCGATTATCTTAACAAAAGATTCGGTGTTAGGGTAAGGCAAGTATGAGCAAGGCCATCATACTTACAAAAGCAAAGTGGTATAGGCTAATGGACCGATTGATCAAGGACTATCCTCGAAGTGTCACCATGATTCGATCTAAGATGCGGGAACACCTCGGCTTTGTTGACCGCGAGCACGAGGAATGGCATGATAGGGATGTCTCCAGTGGGGAAGATGTAGGGTATGGTACCAAATATCGCACCACCATGGTCCATTTGGATTTCTACGATGAAAAGAAGCGTACTATGTTCTTACTCAAGTATTCGGACTATGTTTAAAGGCAGAGGTGTTGTACAAATAACAGGACGCAGGCCCTACGATGGTGTCATGCCTCCCTACAAGGCCATTATAAGAACTATGTTTGAAATTAGAGACACAGCAGAAGTAGATGGCGAAACTTGGCACACGGTTCAGGTCAATCCACGAGTCGGTCCTTGGATTAAAACTCAGGACCCTGATCTATGGTATGACCATAAAACCGCCAACAACTACAAGGTTGTGGATACCTATGACATGCATGAGCGATTATATACCATGCTGGCTCTAAAGTTCTCATGAAAGACCTGTTTGATAGAACTCGTAGGTTCCAATATGTCAATGGTCCTGAACTGGGTTTTGAAGAAAGTCACATTATAGTTTTGACTAATATAGATTATTGGATTGAACACTACCATGAACTTGAGGAATGGTGTAGCACTCGAAGTGCCGAATGTAAAGGTATGACCGTGTCAATATACGATGACACGACCTTGACAGAATACCTCCTACGGTGGAGTTAAATATCTCTATGATCGAGGTCAAGTTATTACACAAACAGCCCAATGAAGTTGTGGAAATAGTTCGCGAACTGCGGCGTATGGGTTGGCAACAGGGTGCTGATTTTGACTACATTTTCTACCCTGCTCGGTACAATAATGACGGCTTCGAAGCCGTGGCCCCTCGGCAAACCAAGTTCTTGTTCTATAACGAAAAATATGCTACAATGTTTACATTAAAGTTTATGTAAAAGGCGTATATGAGCGAACCCGTTAAACTATATTGCACCTACGACGAATCTGAATATATTTGGATTGTTTGGTTCCCACATCCTTTGGGTGGAATGAATGTTTTGGAAACTTTCGAAACTGAAGCCGAAGCCCGGGCCTTTTGGCAAGATCAAATCGACTCAGCGGAATATGACTGAATGGATCACCGTAAAGATACCGCGACCTAAAGGTGATATACAAAAAAATATATGGCACGAACGTAAGGTTCGTGATTGGGTAGATGCTCGGAACATTACTGATTATAGATTTGCCTTTGAACGATCAGATTGGGAACAGTATCTATATATAGAATTTCTGAATAGTAAAGATGCTGTGTTATTTGGATTATCTTGGAATTGACACACAGCCCGAACTCTGTTATAATATATACTATGATGACACAAGAGTTTATCCGTAGCCAAGTTGAATATTACCGAAAGCATTTGAATTGCGGCCCAAGCCGTGATTGGAATCAGATTTTGGGA